TGATATACTTATTATTTAACTTACCCATTTAGATGTCATGTCCCTTTATATTGATGTAAAATATTTGAATCTTTTATCTAGTAGACTTCCTTTATATAAACAAAAAAGAGATTTTCTTTGGAATTTTCGATGTCCGATTTGTGGAGATTCGCAAAAGAAATTAACAAAAGCAAGAGGATATATCCACAGAAAAGAAAATGATCTTTTCTATAAATGTCATAACTGCGGTGTGGGAAAAACTTTTTCAAATTTTTTGAAAGAGTTGGATGTGAGACTACATTCTGAATATATTATGGAGAGATATAAGACTGGTGAGAACAAATTTAGTAATTATAAAGAACCAAAATTCAAATTTGAAACTCCAAAATTTAAAAAAATTGCTTTAGAAATTCCGTGTGTGAAAGATTTAGATGATGAACATTTTTGTAAGCAATATGTCAAATCTAGAAATATTGAACTCAATAAATACAAGTATCTTTATTTTGCTCAAGATTTTAAAAAGTGGGTTGAGAGCCTAAATCTTGATACGAATTATGAATTAATTGAAGATGATCCTAGACTAGTCATACCTTTTTTAGATAAGGATTATAATTTGATTGCCGCTCAAGGAAGATCCTTGAGAGGAGGATCTAAATTAAGATATGTGACAATTAAAGTCAAAGAAAATGCGCCAAAAATTTTTGGTTTGAACACCTGGGACGAAAATAAGACAACATATATAGTCGAAGGTCCAATTGATTCATTGTTTGTAGAAAATTCTATTGCTATGGCCGGTGCTGATTTATCTGCATATATGAAACTGTTTGAGAATACTGATGTTGTATTCGTTTATGATAATGAAAAAAGAAATAAAGAAATTATTAACAAAATGGATAGGATTATTGCAGATAACTATAAGATAGTTATCTGGCCTCAACATGTGACACAAAAAGATATTAATGATATGATTTTGAATGATGTAGATGTTATGAATATTATTGAAAATAATACATATCAGGGCTTAACCGCAAAAACAAAATTATTAGAATTTAAATTATGATAGGTGAACAACAGGTCCATAAGCACGGTTTTGTAAAATTATTAGAAGTGATGGGCAATGATGAAGAAGTCGAAAATGCCGCTAGAATTAGTTACGGAACTGGCACACGAAAAGTAAGTCAAACAAGCAATCTAATTCGCTATTTAATGCGCCACAAACACACATCACCATTTGAGATGTGTGAAGTGAAGTTTCACCTGAAGCTACCTATATTTGTGATGAGACAAATCGTTAGACATAGAACTGCTAATATAAATGAGTATTCAGGACGTTATTCTATTATGAGTGACGAATTTTATTTGCCTGCGGAAAAAGATGTACATGAGCAATCAAAAGAAAATAATCAAGGTCGAGGAAAAGAATTAGATGAAGACAATAAAACGCTTGTCCTTGGACGGATGCATGATGTTAATGATCATGCAAAGAATTGTTATAGACAAGTTGCAGAACCTAACGATTTAGATGGGTTTTATGAAGGATTTAAAGGAATTGCAAGAGAATTAGCAAGAATAATTTTACCAGTTTCGAATTATACAGAATGTATTTGGAAAATAGACTTGAATAATTTTTTTAATTTTTGCAATTTAAGAATGGACTCTCATACACAACAAGAAACAAGAGAGTTTGCAGAAGCAATGTATGAATTGGTAAAACCAAAGTTTCCTATATGTTGTGAGGCATTCGAAGATTACATGTTTAATTCTGTAACTTTTTCACAAAAAGAAATGAAAATTATAAAAGACAATTTAAATGGTAGTTGGATAATGTCAAAATATGGATTATCAAAACGAGAATCAAAAGAATTTTTAGAAAAACTGAAAGGAATTTAATATGCCTCTCCCTACTGAGTATCAATCGTTTATTCACTTATCACGCTATGCAAGATGGAATTATGATCTTAAAAGACGAGAAACTTGGGAAGAGACAGTTGATAGATATTTATCATTTTTTAAAGAACACTTATCAACTAAGCACGATTTTGTGCTTGATAATGGTTTAGAGGCAGATTTGCGTGAAGGAATTACAAATCTTGATGTAATGCCATCAATGAGGTGTTTAATGACGGCTGGGGAAGCACTCAAAAAAGAAAACATATCAGGCTATAATTGTTCTTATGCTAAGATAGACACTCCACGTTCATTTGATGAAATTTTATATGTTTTGATGAATGGAACTGGTGTGGGTTTTTCGGTAGAAGAAGAATATGTAAATCAACTTCCAGTAATAGCAGATGAATTTTATGAAACAGATACTACAATTGTTGTAGCAGATTCAAAGCTGGGCTGGGCAAAATCGTATAAAGAATTGCTTTCATTAGTGTGGCAAGGACAAATTCCAAAATGGGATTTGTCTAATGTAAGGCCCGCTGGAGCCCCATTGAAAACATTTGGAGGAAGAGCATCGGGTCCTGAACCTCTAGAGGATCTTTTTGTATTTACTATAACTACATTTCAAAATGCGGCTGGTCGAAAATTAAAACCAGTAGAAGCTCATGATCTTGTTTGTAAGATTGCAGAAATTGTTGTTGTAGGCGGTGTACGTAGATCCGCTCTCATTAGTTTGTCTAACCTTAATGATGAAACAATGCGCCATGCCAAATCAGGACGATGGAGTGAAACAAATCCGCAAAGAGCCCTTGCTAATAATTCAGTTAATTATAAAGAAAAACCTGATGTTGGTACTTTTATGCGAGAATGGTTGTCTCTTTATGATTCTAAATCAGGAGAACGAGGAATTTACAATAGTTTATCAGCTAAACGACAAGTAGAGAGGTTGAACAATGACGAAGAAATTAGACGAGAACCAAGAGAGGATTTTGGTACCAATCCATGTAGCGAGATTATACTTAGAAGCAAAGAATTTTGCAACCTTTCAGAAGTCGTGGTCAGAGGAGGGGACACTACAGAATCTTTGGAAAAGAAAGTTAGATTTGCAACTATCCTTGGAACATTTCAATCATCTCTCACCAATTTCAAGTATCTCTCAAGAGAGTGGAAGAAAAATTGTGATGAAGAGCGACTTTTGGGGGTCTCACTCACAGGAATAATGGACAATTCTTTGACAAACGGTAAAAAAGGCAAACTAGAAGATTTATTGGAGAATTTAAAAAATGTCGCAATTAAAACAAACAAAGAATTTTCAGAAAAACTCGGAATCTCCCAATCAGCCGCCATCACTTGTGTCAAGCCTTCTGGTACGGTTAGCCAGCTTGTCAACTCTGCTAGTGGTATACATGCTCGCCACAACCCTTATTATATTAGAACGGTGCGAGCGGATAATAAAGACCCACTTTGTAAAATGATGAAAGAGGCGAATTTTCCAAATGAGCCAGATGTAATGAAACCTAAACATACTACAGTATTTTCTTTTCCTATGAAAAGCCCAAAAAATGCAATATGCAGAACAGATATATCTGCAATTGAGCAATTAAGTCTTTGGTCTACATATCAAAAACACTGGTGTGAGCATAAACCATCTGTTACTATTTCTGTTAAAGAACATGAATGGATGGAAATAGGTAATTGGGTTTGGAGTAATTTTGATGATATTAGCGGCATATCTTTTCTTCCTTTTAGCGAACATACATACAGACAGGCACCGTATCAAGATTGTACAAAAGAAGAGTATGATAGTGCATTACAATTGATGCCTTCAAAGGTTGATTGGTCTCAATTGAGTACATTTGAAGAAAAAGATTTTACTATAGGATCACAAGAATTAGCCTGTGCCGCAGGCGATGGTTGTGAAGTTGTGGATTTATAATGTTAAAATATGAAATAGATTTCAATAAAGGTAATTATATTATTGGGCATTTTACTTTTAAAGAATGTGCAATGTGTGAAAAAGCAAAATCATTATTCGCCGAACATAAGATACAGTATATGTTCATTCAAGCAGACAAGAAATTGTTTGGAAAGATATTATCAGTTACAGGAAGCACAAAAGTTCCTCAGATTTTTATGGACGGTAAACCTTTTCTGACCGTAGGCGAATTAGAAGAATCATTAAAAAACGAGGAGAAGGAATAGTTCCTAGTATGGAAATATCAGAAAAAATTACATGTGAAATTTGTTCTAAAGTATATGAAGTAAACATTCATGAAGAAGAATCTGAAAATGAAAGAGTACAGTATTGTTCTTATTGTGGAGAACCATTAGAATTACCAGAAGCAGAAGAGGATGATGATAACTGGGATACATGATTTACATGTGGGAATTGATTATTCATTAACAAGCCCAGCAATAACAGAATGTCGCGGTGAGTGGAAGTATGAAAATATTAAACACTACTGTATAGCAAAAACTAGTAGACAATTTGAAAGATGGAGTCCTCTACATAATATTGAAATAGTAGAATATCCTAAATATAAGACAGAGATGGAAAGATATCTAGGATTATCTTCTTGGGTAGAAAATTGTATTGTAAAATATGATATAAGACCCAAAACAGTTTTTATTGAAAATTATGCATATGCCGCAAATGGACAACGAATTTTACAAATTGCGGAAAATATGGCAATTTTAAAAAATACTTTATACAACTGTAATTTGAGGTATGAAATGATACCTCCTACAGTAATCAAAAAATATGCATCCGATAAGGGAAACGCAAGTAAAGAATTAATGTATGAATCTTTTGTGTCTGACACACAGAGAAATCTCGCAGAAGAATTTCAAATAAAATGTGATAAAAATCCCATTTCAGATATAGTAGACTCTTATTGGATTTGCAAATACGGATACGAGAATGGCAACAATACCTGAAGAATATGCTAATTTTGACTTCGGTTTTTCCGCAGTAGATGATGAAGAATATAAAGCAAAAACCACAGAAGTAGAAAAGAAAATAGTTGAAGTTGAAGCAAAATCAAAAGATTTTTCAGCATTGGAAAAGAAAATTGATACTGCTATAAAAGAAATTGGTTATAAAAAAGATTATCTAGAAGAAAAATATGTAGAAGACATGGGTAAAGTTGAAGAATTAATTTTACCTATTTTATATAATCTTATGAAAAATCCAGAAAAAGATTACATATACTGGCCAAAACGTGAACAAATTATTATGAAACAAATAGAAAAAATTAAAGATGTGACACAGGATTTATCTAAATAGTTTTAGTTGATGATACTGTAGAGTAGCATTTAAGACATCGGTGCGATTCCGATCAGCTCCACCAAGGAATGTTATGGAAAAAAATTTAATGTGGCTTTCAATAATTATAATACTTGCATTGTGTATAACTTATGCCACACTTTTTATTGGATATGACTTTCGTTGATGGGGCTGAAATAGATTTCGATTGAATGTGATTATGCAGAGGAGACCATCTTGACAGATGTAAACTGTCATTT